TCATCATCATCTTGAAATAATTTATCGGATTGTAATTGCTTCTTTCCAAGAAGTCTATGACAAAGACACAATTGAATAAGCTCAGAAATTGAAATCTTTACAAGCCTATTACTATTTTCTTCACTAAATTGTACATGTGTATTATAAATAGTCATAGTTCTGTCAATGAAGTTAGAAGACGATTTAGAGCGTTTGGAAATTGTTTTTCATATTCTTTATTTGGATCTCCTAAGGAATACATTGAACCTGATTTAGTTACAATGAAATCTTTATATCTACCCTTGATTGTAGAAGTAATAATTGGATCTCCATCCTTAAAATTTTGTCGGTCCGTAACAAACCCAGCAATTGCCATTCGACGTAGTTCGGGGGCTAGACACGGGTTTTGATCGTCAAGAGCAATAATAGACCAATCGTTAATTTTTGGAAAATAATTCATTTTTTAATGTGTTAAAATATATTGGCTCATTCGATATTTATCGAGAAGTGTTCCCGGGTTTAAATCATATGCGTTATGTTCATTATCTGCCCATTTCACACGCCGAGCAAAGTAATTATCTTTTGCGCGAAGAACTGCATTGATATATGGTTCTTCACTATGTTTGGTCAATGCATCAACGGCATCAGCAATGATAGAACCGAAACGACTATAAAGTTCATGACGATCCACCCAACTAACATCTTCAATAGTGTCATGTAAAAGTGCTACTGTATACAAGATATCCCCCTCTAGAGTACTAAAGGGTTCGAACACTTTATCACATTTAGCCAAAACAATTTCTGCAGCCGCAATAGGATGAGTGATATAAGGAAGTCCAGAACCATTTCGTAATTGTCCTTGATGAGCAATTGTTGCAAATTCTAAAGCGTGTTCTTTGAGTGATTGTTTCATATTAAAGTCGAATACTACTTTTCTTTAATTGTTCAAATTCTTCAAGAATATCAAATTCGTCGATATCCACTGTTTCTGTATTCTTTTTCACGTAGAGATCCTTAACTAAATTACGCTCAGTCATGTGACGTTTGACAATCTTAGCAATCAAATTTTTGCGAGCAAGCAAGGTTTCTTCTGAAATTTCAGTCTCTGTCTTGATATGCTTTAGAATCTTCGGGGCTTTTGGAGTTTTTGGACTCTTCGTCTTTTTATAAGTCTTTTCAGCGACGATTGCGCTTTCTACTGCATACTTGCCAGGACTTATTTTCTTAGAATTTCCAAGAAATAGTTCTCGAATAATACGGCCAGGCACCTTGAAAGTTTTCGCAGTATTAAATAGAAATACTGGCGAAAACCCCAAGTCAGAATTTGGGAGCGCCTTCAAATAGGTAATCATCGAATCGAATTTATTTTGCATAATTTAGCTTTGGTTGTAGTATTGTTTTGAGATTTTTCAATAATCACAAACGGTTCCACGATTTGCAGGATTGGAATCCCATGCGAATTGCCGCGCCATATCCTCTTCTTGCCAAGCAACTGATCCATAAACCGAAAATGTTTCGGACCAAAGACCTGGAGAAATTGCACCCACATTCTTAATTCGAGTAACCAGCTTTTGAGCTTTTTTAATTTCTTCAAGATTGAATTGAATTCCCGAAAGAATATACCGACGACCATCCGAAGTGGTTGCACTAATAAACAAGGCTTTATCATATCTGTCACCATTCGGATTACCCATATCGGAATATTCCGAATCTGAGTCGAAAATATACTCGTCTTCAAATAGAACGACATCATGAATTCTCATGGTAGTGGTGTTTGAGGTTTCCGTACGGGCTCACTATACCACAAAAACCAGTTCCTGTAAACAAAAAAGTGTGTAAAAAGAGAAAATAATTTTGACCATTGATTTACAACGAGTTACGTCCAAAATTCCGAGTTTTTTCTATTCCTCAAAGAAAAGAGACGCAGTGGACGCATTTTCTGTGCTGGGAAACCAGATTCGAGGAGCGTTAGGAGAAGAATTGATCTAAGGAGTTACGAATTTGTGATGCAATTGGAATGCTTGAGTCTTGTCCTGTCCAATATGGGTAGAACTCACGACTAAGATGAATTGATTTAGGAGTTTCCATATATGCAAAATCGAGTTCGCCACTTGCATTAATAAGGTAATTAGTCCATTTCTTAAAGGTAATAGTAGGATGAGAATCACATAGATTTTCAAGAGTATTATTAAATTCTGTCCGAACTGCATTTCGCTCAAGCCATGTTCCCCAAAATGGCTTTCCTTTATAGAACCCGGTCTTAGGAATCTTTCGAGATGGATTTTCAATAGGTAACAATTCATACAATACAATATTAGGAATTGTTAATTCTTTTGCGGCATTAAAATAGCGTGTTGCTAATTCCTTTGCATTATGAATATGATTGCCTTCTAGACGGCATAGGTGATGGCGAACATCAATATTTCCAAAATAACATTCTAAATATTTAACTTCATTTAGCGGACGAATTTCTTCAACAAATGAACTTAATCCGCTGGTCAATGCACCATTCAATGTTTTAGACTTAACAGAGTTAACTGTCCAGCCTGGGCGATACATACAAATTGCGTGAGAATCACCAATTACAACCTTATCAGTAATGTGAGGAAATGGAACACATTGCATAGATTCGACCATTTTACCCAGATTATCCATGTCTACATCATACCAACCTGGTTGAATAACCCAAGTACCTTTAACTTCTGCTGAATGTAGCCTTCTTTTAAGAAGCGTATGATATTCTGGGCATTGTACTCCCAAAGAGTATACTTTTCCTTTAAATTTTGATACATTGATAACATTGGATAGATATAGAAATCCGTATACTCCATTATATAAATTTATAACTTTATTCCAATCAGATCCATGGTAAAGGAACATATCATCAAACTCATTATGATTTGTTATTGTTTTAGCTCGCCAATCAATAACAACTTCATCATACTTACCAGATTGTTTGATCATATCAGCATAGATGACACCTAAGGCTGATCTATGAGAACCCAATATAGATGTAATTGGAACAAACGGACATGTAACTAGTGCTCTTCTTGTAGTAGTCATATATGTTAGGAAAATATTAGAGTAGCATATGTCCAATCTGAATATTGAGGAAGTTCCTTTACCTTTTTTATATATTGGATAGGGGTTAATCCAGCAGATCGTATTACTTGATCTGAGAAAAATCCTCCAGAAAGATTATTAAAAGATTTTACCAATCCTAAATCCAGCATAGCCTTTTGCCTGCCGTATGGATGAATAAGTTTACTTGAATTCCATAAAGTATCACCATCAATATGATTATAATCAGAACCTGAACGGTAATAATTTGTAATGTATCGAATAAAATCACAAGCAACATCTTCTGCATTATAAGGCTCTGACCCAGTATCTTCAAAGATTTGCATCATAATAGCATCCAACAAATCATCTGTTTTCATTTTAACCTTAGTTTTTGCAAGGTATGAAATACATTCTGTTGCATTACTACCATAATAAAATAAAGAATTTCGATTAACATACTGAGGAAACCAATCTGCAATATCAGAGATTGTTGCTGCATACTGGAAGAAGTATTTTCTAAGACCATTCTTAACATTCCAATCTAGCATAAAAGTACCAATCTCACGCAGGTCTTTTTTATTACCCTTTACCAACCAATCTGCTAATTCTCTTGCAAGACGAGGAGCATACTCACATAAGTAATAATCACCACCCCGTTTATATTCGGATGGTGGTTTAGGAAATGCTGGAAATTGATATCCAACTGAAGAATAAAAAGAATTCTTTTCGTTTTTAATCATATGACACATCTTTTCAATACTATCGGCTCGATAAAGTTTTGATAATATTGTATTGTAATACCCCGACGGTCTTAATGAATAATTAATACCTGAGCCACATACACGATGTAAAATGAATATGTATAGCCATTCAGGTAAACCAAACTGTGATTGTTTGCCGGTCCAATCATGTGCTATAACATTCCTCTGTTCACAATAAAGACCGGCGCTCATCTTTTTCCAATACGGATGATCTTCTGACCAACCATAAAAACAATCATGTATAATCTGTGAAAATCCTGCATATGATCTTTCAACAACATCATATAACTCAATCTGCTCCATAAGGTCATCTCCTATACCAGATTGAGCATGTGGAATCATTCCATACGGAGGATCTTGTGAAACATTACATTTCTTCTGTTGTTCCTTGGCGAAATTATAATAACGAATAAATTCATTATAATATTCAGTTTTTTCAATTAAAGACATATTAATCTTTTTTGTAAGGGCGATTTAGAAAATCATGATCTAGATTTTGACCATTAATCTTTCCACGAGAATATGCAATTGCGAAAGATAGGTAATTAATTGCATCCTTAAAACTGTCTTCAAAAGATTCAAAATTAGGTTCATATGTAGGATCATTTGTCATGGCTTCAATAACAGATCGAGCTCTAAGAATCTTAGCATGTACAATATCAACAATTGTAGATACACCATTGAGATAGTAGTCGGCTTGTTTAATCCGCGAATATGGATTTTGATAATCTCGAGATTTTAATTTTTGAGTCTCAATACATTCTTTGAGAACTGTTACAGATTCAGCTTGAATTTGATTCATTTAGTTTTAGTTATAGAGATTTTAAGAAGCGATTTGGGACTCTTAGGTTCAACAATATGTGATATTATTTACTAAGTAAAGATAGTCTTCAATATATTTGAAATGACGTTCATATAAATGTAGTGATCCTACCTGCCAAGTAATGTTCCCTTTTAAGAGAGGATTATCTCCATTAACTCCATTGTAATCACTAATAAGAGAATTAAGCATATATTCCTGCCATGCATAATCATTGGCATATCCGAAGATGAGATCATTGCTCCTCATTTGCACAACTGCATGCATTTTACTACTACGAATTAGATATTGAACAGTATTTGTGCAAATAAAATCAGACATACCATCCTTATTATAATCAGTATGCATGGTAGGCCTTGTGTAAATCATGACAGCACGACGACTATGGGGATTAATAAGCAGTTCGTTAAGAACGTTTATATATTGATCTCCGTTTTTATATGAATCAACAAGGTATCCATAATTCGAATTGATGAGACCTTCAGGAGATGCGACTTCTTGCCAAATCTTAGGCGTAACACCGCGAATATCATTCACGTTAAGAGATTGAGATTGATACCATTCAAGTTCTCTCGCAATATATTCTATATTAGGTTTACCAAAAATAGCCGGTTCATCTGCAATAAAACTTGTACCAACCAATTCAATAGTTTTTACTCCGCTCTTATCAATTACAAATTCACTTGTTTGATACTTTACTAATAATTGGCGTCGTATTGATTCTACATTATCCATATGTATTTAATATTATACGTTATTTTTATCTAATAGTAAACAACAAAAACGAAAATAATTGACTCACTACTATAAACAAGCGGCTTAGGAAGATGGTAAAAATCCATGAGACTTTCAATTCCTTTATCTTATCGGATATTCTACTGTAGATGGTTGTAAGTTGTCTCAAACTATGGGTTATAACGACTTACACACGAAAGCTAGCGCTCTAACTGCCTCAGTTTCGAGAGGCCGATTTTTGTACCATCCACCAGTGGCTGTATCAATTTCCGAACAAAGAACAGCAATCTCGTGTGATGAAATTGGATACCCTCGGCGCATAGCCGATGATGCGATTGACACCATTATCTGATACATCTTGCTATACCAACCTGTTTCTGATATATGTCGATATTCAGCAATGAGTGTATGATTGACGAAAGGACAATCTAAGTATGACTTCCAAGAATATGATGTATTAGTCAGTTTCTCTTTTCGATATGCAATAATTCGTTCACGTATTTCTGGTGATAGACTATCCACTAATGAGTTTGAACTCATAGAAATGAATGGATGGGTTTCCATTAGCTCATTAGGATTAATCATAGAAGCATCCTTATGAGAGAATATGAATTGGTATGAATCTGGATATTGTGCCGGGATGTAGTACATTCTAGATAAATCCTTTGTTTGTGGATCACTCAATGATTTAAATTCCTTATTCAATGCATATACGAAATGACGAATTTTATTTGCAGGAACAGATGATAGTAAAGGAAGTACTACTCGAAATTTTGGTTTTTTGTATGTACTAGAAGATGTTGAATAACATACAAACCTATTTGTTTTAAATACAGCAACAGCATCTTCAAAAGGTGTATCATAATTATCAACATCCATACATGCCCATGACGCCCATTCTAAAACATTTTCATTTTTTCGGGTAGTACCTTCTTTAAAGATAGCCGGAGTAATTAAAGGAGATGCATTTTTAATGCGCTCTCCCTTTTTAGGTTTATATCCTGGTTCTTTAGATAGGTTATACAACAAAGTCTCAAACATATCCCAGGAATTAAAATCCATACGTCGATGGGTTTTATTATCAAAGATTGACGTAAAGATTGTTAATGAATACTTCATATTAGGTTGTATGATTTAGAGCAGTTTGAATTACTCCCAAGTTATCTTTATGACAAGGAGCCTGCCACCCAAACTCCTTGATAAGATCCGGTAATGAAAGTGGATTTGGTCTACTTGCTTTAATACCTACTTTTTTATTCATATTAGCAATCAATACTTTATTCCAGGCTGTTCTAAAGTCAACTCCAAGAAGATCTAACGTGCCTACGGCAACAACAACGAGGTCAATAATGCTATCAACAACTCCGTCTCCATCTTTGTCATCAATCGCTTTAAACCCTTCTGTAACTTCCTCTTGAAGGAATCGGAAGCGGAATGAAATAAATTCCTTAAGTTGTTCTGGACTAAGTTTTTCCATCGCTTGATGAATACCATAATAAGAGTGCATAAGATTCATATCATCTTGTACTACTCCTGGATTAATAATACTATTCTCATATTCATCATTTCTGATAAATGCTTCTTTTTTGTAACCCCATTTTATTTGTGCTTGTTCAATTGTCATCATATAGATATTATATATTTTATTATAGTGTTTGTAAATATAAAAGATATTAACAAAAGAAATCACTAAGATCAGATAATGGTATAGCCTTCCAGTTAATTGCGTCCAAAATTAATTGTAATGGGGAGATAAATGTCTTTTCGAATAATAAATCTCTATCTACATATTTGTCAAGATCAAATTCTGTTGGAAGTTTATCAAGGAACGCAATTACGTTTTCTCCTGTAGGATTGCCTTTACGAAGGAAGATATATTTAATACGATCACCTCCTTTAATATATTGGTGCTTGTTTGTCAATCCCATAGTTTTTATTAAGTGATTATACATGATAGATGCCCTACTATTCATAGGGGTTCCTTTGATATATGGAACTTTAATTCCATTTGCTCCTACCTTTTGAATATATTTTTTAATATTAGTAAGACCACGAGGAAATGCAATCTTTTCAATTGGTTCTTGTTCAAACTCTTCTCGAAATCGTTCCACCTCTGTCTGAATTTCCAATTCAGATGCTGCCATAAGAAGTTTAAATAACTTTTTAAATTCAGTTCGACAAATCTTAGGTGTTGAAGATTTAATAGCCTCAATACCTTTCATAACAAGTTTAGGTTCTTTATAGACTACCCCTTCACTTGAAATTACATTGAATATGTATCTTTTTTTCGCTTGGATAATTCCAACAGAACAAATTTTTTCTGTTTTCATAACCATAGTGTTCTTATATGTATTAACTTTCAAAGCTAATTCAGAATATGCTTTTTCAATAACAGGTTCTAAAGCACTTCTTCCAAAATCTAAAAGAAATTGATGAGGATCTCTTGGCTTGCATTTATCAACGACATCTCCGAGATGAGTGGCAATTGAATCAGTGTCGGACATAAGGATTCGATCATTAAAAGTAGAATCTTTTAATGAGGTTGATAAGAAATTATTTACGGCATGTTCAGCTGTTTGTACTGCTAATTGACCAGATAACGTAATAGCTTCTGCAATGTCAATATTATAATATCGGAAAAACCTATTTGAAAATGCTCCATAGCAGGAATTTAATCATTTATGTTAAGTATGATTCGTTAATTTCATACTCAGTATTACTACTGCTTATAGTTTCCTATAAGATCAGACTATATCTTCAACTCAGAGAGTTGTCATGCGCTTCCACTCACTTGAGTGTACTCCTTACGGATAGTCGTTGCACCTTCTATTTCTAGCTTGGCTCAGGATTAGCATATTAAAGCCTTCCCTGAATTCACATGAAGTTTACCTCTATATTGCTATAGAGGGTCCCATTAGTTTAGGATTTTAAGACCCATTTGTTCATTATTAAGTCGATCAATTTCAATTTCCAATTCTCTTTTTCTTTTTTCTATATTCATATTATTTTGTTTACGTTTTTCAAAATGATACCTGGTCATATTGCTAACTTTACTATGACAGTCGCAATGGGGACTTATCATTAACTTTAAATTTCTAGGATTATGCAGATACGGTGTGGTTTTTTAATATGATTTAGAGACATATCTGGGCATAATATGATGCTTTTATAAAAACACATCATACTAAATTCTCTATATGGGATTATTTTAACAATTCTAATTCTTTCTGAGCTTCAATCATTCGTCTCTTTACAAGAACTCTATTCATATAGATATCTTCCATAAGAGCTCCAAGAAACCCCTGTTTATCTCGTTTAAAGCAACAACCATTTGCTGCTATTGCTAAGTTTTCCTCAGGAGACCATTGTTTTCTATCAATATTTTCTAATATCTTTTCTGGTGTAATTCCCGGAACTTTCATATGAGGTACAATAGTTTCTGGGCTCATATTATATTGAATGATAGTATTTGGATATAGACTATTTAAATCATATGTCATTACCCAATCAAACCGGCCTTTGTGAGCTTCTTTAACATAACCTCCTTCATATTCAGTTTTAAAAGAAACTTCATTTTGAGGAATTGCAATACGTTTATTAGCAAGATATCTAAAGATAATAGCATCCCAAATTGCAACAGTTCCTAATGTATCATTATAATTAGTACCTGCATAATATGATAAAGTAAATACTAGATTGATTGTTCCTAGCTTTTCTTCAAGCTTTGTAATAAGTTCAATATCGACGAGATTGTATGAACAGTAGAAATCATAATCCTTTTCATATAGTTCAGTAAGATTTGAATAGCCAGATTCTCCATAATTAATCTTACCTTCTCCAAGGACGAGATCGGCAATAAAATCTAGCTTGTGTGACTCTTGTTTACCGTAAGTATTTAAACTGAATTTAATAAATAAATCAAGATAATCTAATTGTTGAACTCCACTGATATCAAAGAATGTACAGTCCTTGCCAGTTTTATCTATCTTAGTTCTTTGAGAAATATTATTCCATGGAGATAATCTTTTAGCTTCATCTGATCCTAAAACTCTTGATAATCGATTGATTAAATATGGAACATCATATAATTTTGTATTCCATCCAGTAATTACATCAGGTGTATTCATGGGGTCAGACCACCATGTAATAAAATCTGATAACATTTCGTGTTCAGAATCAAATTCTCTACGCTCAAGATTAATATGAGGAACTAGAGACTTGTCTTGATCGAAATGTTTTGTCCCCCACTGAATATAATGAGAATGAGTAGATGCTTTCAAACCGATGAGAGTAATTTCTTGATCGGCAACTGTAGACTCCGTAAATTCTCCCGTAGAAGAAACCATATTTTCTATATCTAGGAAGCAAATCTCAATTCTGCTTGACTTAAATTGAATCTTATCTGGAAACTTTTCTTGAATATATGATATGATATGCCGATCATTTCCATAAATCTTAAAAGACTTGATATCTTCATAAGTCTTTTGAAAGTTTCTACAATCACTCATTGACTCAAATTTCATTTCTTCAACTGGTGTACCTTCAAGTGTATGCCAAAGAGTATCTGAACTTTTTGCTTCGAGATACATTGTAGGCTTATACTTGATTTTATTGTAAATCTTTCGTCCATCTGCATCATATCCTCTATAGAGAATATTATTCATATGGCGGTCAACACAAGTGTAAAATTCAATCATGTGTTATTATAACATAAAGGGCTCACTCTGTAAATATCAAAGTGAGCCCTTTTTTAAGTTAGATTATAATTAGTATTCAATTGCAATATTGCGCGGTTTCTTTTCTTCAGGAATTTCCAATTTTAAAGAAACTCCAAGAATACCATTCGCTAATGTCGCATTTTCGACAATAACTTGCTCAGCCAATTTAAAAGATCGTTCAAATGCACGCGTACCAATCCCTTTATGAGAATAATTACGTTCATCTTTATCCGTCTTCTTGCCTGTTATAGTTAATGTGTTGTTTTTCACCTCAATGTTTAACTCATTCCCAGAGAAGCCTGCTACCGCAAGTTCTACGAGGAATTCATTGCCTTCATTTCCTATTCGCACAATATTATGTGGTGGATAGGATAAAGCAGGACCAACTGCGAGGGCTTGTTCAAATTCAGTAAAGAATCGTTCAAATCCGATACCGAAATTACTATTGTTTATGTATTTCATTTTTAACTTCAATTTATGCTAGTTATTTTGTTGGTTATTCTACACATGACCCAAAGGCATCATATGTTTTATGACCGCAACAACACGATCAGAAATTATTTCTTTACAAAATCCTTGAAACTCAAAAGCTTACGATTAGAAATGATCTCAAAGAAAGTCTTATTTTTTTCATTAGAAAGTTTGTGATAGCAAAATTCGACAGACGAATATATTGGAGTATAATGTAAAGTACTTTCTGCAGGAACTACCAATAAAGTTCCAGTTGTAACCATATCTCCTTTTTTAGGATCCCCGGTACGAATTGGATTCATGAAGGGATCCTTACTCGGGCTTTGGTTTAAAGCATCTAATAATCCCTTTGGGTTTGTTATATCATTATCTCTCAAATAGTTATTTACTATTTTCCATCTTGATTCAGAACTTTCTCGGCATTTTTTGATATAAGGATCCTTAGAATCTTTTACATATCCTAACATGGGCATATCAATTCCATGATTAGTACGTACTGCATAATTAGCTTCCTTGGTAATTTCTTTTAGATTGTAAATATAATCCCTAGGATAATCTTTAGTTGCCTTCTTTTTTCTGATAGTAAAACCTCCTTCAAGAAGATAACATATGTCTCTATTAAAAATGAAGGTGGCTCCAGCTAATTGTTTATTAATCAAATATTCTGCAGCTTTCTTAGGATCTTTTAATAATAAAGCATTACGAATTGCAAGACCGTCTGGAGATATAATAGGTTTTTTGGTTTTCTTTTTCAATAATATTTTTTTACCTTCCTTCTCATCATCAGCTACAGAAAAGGATGCAGATATAATTGATAAGCCTGTTTCATTTAAACCTTCAGTCCAACGAGTTGTCTGATCATCAATATAAAGTCTTTGAATTGAATCTCTATTCGAATTAATGATTTTAATGAAACACGGATAATTTCTATCTCTGCATTTGGCTCCAACAAAACCAATATCTTTTAAAAATTTCACAGCAATGCAGCACATATCTATTATTTATAAAAATAAGATCATTTCTTACCTATTGAATATTTTACGCGAAATTCCCAATTACATTTATCTTTATGTGGTACAATCTTAATTTTTTTTAAATCTGATACTGGAACAGCTTTCGATATATCTGCAATTTTCAATAAATTCCAATCTTGTAAAAGAACTGCAATGGTATTTCTGCGTGAAATATCTTCCTTAGTGATTGTAGTAATTTTACCATCTAGGGCAAACATCTCTTTAAAGGATACAATATAATAATGACCTCTCTTATGAAGTATATGGCAACTTTGAAATAATACATTAGGTTCTCGTTTAGACTCAATACCTATCCTAGAAAGAGTTTCCTTAACTTTTAGAAAGTTATCGGGAGTTTCCAAAATAATTTCAAGCATTATAGAGGAAGACCAGTTTATAACACTATCTTGTGGAGAATGATTCATAATAAGTAAATTTATTTATATGCAAAATTTGCATAGTTTTACTTACGATGTTGCTGCCGTCGATGCCTCGATTTTCTTGAAACTTTCGATGCTGCCCGTCTCTTAGAAAATCTCTTGGGAGATAAATTCTTTTTTGACTTGCATATCGGCTGAGCTTTGCTAAGTTTAATCTCAGGTTTGGAATTAAGATATTCCGAATTCATATGACTCCGACTATCTGTCGAGTTTGGATCATATGTTTCTATCATAGTACTATTATTCATGCTATTGCTTTCCTCCTTTATCAACTCTTTTCCGCAACACAATCATCTGATCTTCCGTTAAACATGGCAACGCAGCACGAGCTTTTTCTGCACTATAATTATACAATTCCATTAGAACTGCAACATCTCCAGAATTATCACTTGCTTTACCCCATTTTGCAAATCTTTTTTTAGGTCGAATAGTATTCCTTAAAAATTCATATTGCATTTTATGAGGAAGACCTGGATATGAATTTAATACATTTGCAAGGAGAATAGTGTCTGAAAAATTTGAGAAATTTCGATTGATTAGAAATGAATTGTATAATTTCTCAATTTCAGTTTTTGCATTTTCAGATTGATCTGCTGAGCAATCCTTCATTAAGTTTTCACCCCGAATCCCTTCATTGATATTAAATACAATATCAAAAACTCCAAAAGATTTAATCTTCGGAGGAAGTTGAGACTTTTCCTCTACTTTCTTTTTTGCAGCCATGATATAATTAGTGCTTCCAATTAATGCTTCCCATAATTTCTGTACAAGCCGCAACTAATTGTAACTCCTTATCAACTGTATTTTGTGACTTGAAACTATACTCTGCAAGAATTAGAACAGCACTAGGAATACTTGAAGCTTCAACATGTTCAGATAGAGCGTCATAGATTTTATGATATACAACTGTAGAATCTAAACTTGAATTAGTTGCGACCCATGAACGCATTTTTCCAAAGTCTTTTGTTTTCAGATACGTAATAAGTTCACCTAAATTCTCATCAGAACTTCCAACAAGAATATCAGATGTAATTTCCCCAGATACTGAATAACGTTGACATTCTCCCAAGACTCGACGCCAATCCGGAGCAAATTTAAGAATAAGTTCGACAAGGATTTTATCATCAGCACATTTAATATTTTCAGTTTTGAGAATAAACTTCATGCGCTTCATAAACTGCTGAGCAAGAGATACGATATCTTTTTTTGAAGGATTAAAATCAATTATAGTACAACGGCTTTGAATAGCATCTAAAATTTTACCTTGAAAGTTTGCGGTAAAAATGAAACGAGTGTTTAAAGCGAATGTTTCAATACTAGATTTGAGCGCCATCTGGAAGGCTGACGTAAGTCCGCAAGCTTCATCAATTATTACAACCTTAACGCCACCTCCAAATGAAACAGTTGATGAAAATTGAGTTATCTTATTTCTAAGGATGTCAACTCCATTTTCCGAGGATCCATTTATGAAGATATAATCCAATCCCATTGCTTTACACATAGAAATTGCGCTTGCCGATTTTCCGCAACCGCTTTTTCCAACTAAAAGCATATTTGGAATATCCCTAGACTTTACTATTTCACTTAGAGTATTTTTAATGCTTTGTGGTAAAATACAATCCTCAATTATTTGCGGACGATATTTTTCTACCCACAATGATTCATTTAAGTTAATTTTTTTCATGTTTTGTATAAATAGATTATATATTAAGTTATGTGATTTGTAAATAACCTTTCATATAAATAATATATACCCGAAGGTTTAACATGTAAAGATCCTTATGTTTATGGGATACGACACAGACCGTCCATGGAATTATATATAGAATCTAAATATTCAAAATTTACATGTGATTCTTCAATATTGATGATGAAATTTGGATATTTAACATCATCAGAATATATCAAAAAATACATTGAAAGGGACGGATTAGATTCATTTGAAATCTTATTCATTAAGCATTTTGCAACAGGTCCTGAAGCTATTGCATATGAAACATGGTCTTTTACAACAGTTAATGCCGCAAGACATCCTAGATATACAAATAAATCCAATGGTGGTATTTCATTTTATTGTATAACTCGTACCGAAGAGGCGAACCGCAAAATTACAGAATTTCAAAATAACAGTCCCTATTGGACTAATGGAACTGTAAACAAGCGAGCGAGAACATCTCCCGGACCTGATTTTTATAAAGGGTTTACTACATCAGAAGATTTTCATACAAGATTGCATGATATTAATATAGATATGATCTTATGGACTAATGGTACTATATCAACATATTCAAAAGAGTGTCCAGGTCCTGATTATATTAAGGGTCACCATGATCGTGAAAATATAAATCAAAAACAGAGTAAAGCTAAACAGGGTATGTTAGTTGGACCAATGGAACTATTAATAAATTTTGTATAGAATGCCCCGATTCTAATTATATATTAGGAATTACAGTGTCAGAGGCTTCTCTAGAAATAAGAAGAAATAAAAAACTTAATATAAGATGCTGGAATAATGGGATAATTAATATAAGCTCACTTGATTGTCCAGGAGAGGATTTCTCTTTAGGTAAGATAGTTTCAATTGAAGAAAATCAAAATAGAGCCAAAGCTAGAAAAGGTAAAAAACTCTATGATAAAGAAGGTGAGGGTCAACAATATTTCTTTGAACAACCAGAAGATACGGCATGGGTTCTTAGATAATCAAAATAAAAAAACTCTTGAAAGACATAATGATCTTTCAAGAGGCTATTTCGTATCTTTTAAGGCTGCGGCTTCGTAATCGCAGAATATAACTCCTTAACTTCTCCAACTTCAGCTTCAAACAATGCCACAGTTCTACTGTGAAACAACTTTGCTACCTTTCGCAGTGTTTTCTTTTCTAGCTCGAACGCCGCCGAACTTGTGTCAATGATCTCCTTAATTTGCTCTCTCGCATCGTCAATCTTCGACATCTCTAGAGAGATTTCACGAATAGAATCAAGAATTTCTTGGTTCTTTTTAGGGTCTGTTAGATCAATCATATATGTTTATTCTTGATGTTGTTTGAGAAATTCTAAGGCTTGGGAAGTAATATCTTTCATATCATTTGTTGTAACGTTCATAATTTCTTTATAGAACACTTCAAAGGCTTCTTCTTTACTACGTGTAACCTCTAAATCTTGTACACGTTTTAGACTATATGTAACAATAGTGTTATCCTCTTGGCCGATAACACTAATCATAGGCATGAATGTATTGCAATCTATAAAGCGAAGAATTCTAAATGGTGGTCTAGTTTCTGTTAGGAGTTTACGGCAATGATCTTGGAGATGATCAATTGCTTCAAGGACAAGTTCCTTTTCTTCTTCTGTTGATGCAGCAATTTCAACTTTTCGCAACAATTCAAAAACAAAATTCTGATTAAATAATCCCGGATGAATTGGATCCATATCAACTTTAACAAGTAATTGATTATCCTTTTCACGTAATGTCATTACTCCGAGACGCCGCTGATGATTATCGACTGAAATGATCTTATACGAGTTTTTCATATTAATTGGTTAGTTTATAATCAGTATCTTCAACAAGCCCATTAGCTTTCAAAGTCATCATCGCTTGAGTAATAGCACCTGTCGTGAAAAACTTCAAAACAGTTTCAGAATCAAATGAATCAAAGCAGACATTTCCAATAAGACAAGCTTTTGCAATGTTCAATGATTGTGTATTCATAAATTTAAGAAATAACATAATAATTATAGATAGAAGGGCATATCAATATAAAATCAATATGCCCTTCTGGGTTAGCCTCTTAGGCTTTAACTCCCGTGAAATCGATGGAAATTACATTTGATTCTTTTTCTGAATTCACGGTATCTAATGTAGTAGGTACTTGTTCAGTATCAGAAGAATCGTCTTCATTCTCTTGAACTGGTAGAAATGCACGAAGTCGTTCAAAGAACGCTCCAACCACACTAAATTCCTCAGGAGCAATTGCTCCACGTCGACTAACTGTAGAAATAATGGAAACCATTAATGAGATATCTTCTAGACTAAGTGCTACTGTATTTTGTGTTTCTTGTGTCATATTATGTTTTGTTTTTGTTTATTGTGAGATTTTATCAGAATCGAGAAGGATTAATACGTTGTTTTGGAGCAATACTTGGTCCGCCAGTTGGTGTTGCATTAATGTTCACATCAACTTCTTCAGAAAAAACCAGCTGTTCAATATCAAGGGTAATACAATCTGTAGGCATACCATCTTTCAATACTTTCGGCTGAAAACTTACCCTTCGACCAATGCGATACACAAACCACAACTCCAGATGCTCCTGTAATTTTATCAGTTGCAAGATGGCCTAATTTCAATTCGTTTTTCATAATTATTAGATAGTAAATGTTGAGCTTTTTTCAAGAGCAAGATAATATTGTACTGGAACTGTTGCATGAGTCCAATGAGAAATCAATTTGGATGAAATATTAACAGTATAATCTCCAGAAATTACTTTCAAGTTTGAGATTAGAAATTCAAGAGAGAAAACACTTTTGCAATCATTATTTTCATCAATAAGAATATCAAAACTATTAGCTGAACTATTCTTGGGATCCATCACTGATAATGAAATTACGCCATTATCTCCCTTGATTGAAACCACACTGTGCGATAATGCACTTGCAGCTTTTCTGACTTGCGCAATATCTTCTGCAGTGATCGTAAGTGTCAGATCAGATGCAGGCATTTTTACCGCTGACTTTGGAGTTGTAAGAATACTAATATCTGCAAATCGGAAATTAGCCTTACTACGACCACACGAAAATTGAACCGAGCTTTCGTTAAATTCAAGTTCCGGGGAATCTCCAGTAAGATTATAAATTGCTAGGAATTCATTCAAAGAATAAATACCAAATTCTTGTGGAAAAGAATCTGTAAGTTCTGCAATTGAAATCACATTCTTCGCTTCAGAAATTGAAGAAATAGTAGAGCCTTGCTTTACTACAAGATTTTCATTGATTGTACTAAAATTCTTGAGAATATCTAGAGTTTGTTGAGATAACTTCATATTTTATATTATTGAGTGTTTATGTTAAAATTATTATATACTATTTTGAGAGAATTGTAAATTACTTTGTTATATTTCCGGGATGAGATAGTTCATACAGAAACATCAGATTACACAATGCATGAGCTAAATGAGAAAACCCTGATTCTGGATCATTTGTTTCTCCGCGTTTCCATGCCCAAAGGTGTCTATTGATTGCAGCAAAATATCTCGTTTCTCCATTATCGACATGCCGCCAATTATCTGGAGAATATTTTGCGGCACCATGTGTAAGTACGGCTACCATAGAATCCAGCGCAAAAGGAGGAATCAAATCATACCGATGTTTTTCGGTATCATATTTAATTCCAACTTCTTTTATCGGTACTGCAGTATCTTTGCTTTTCATTCGGGAAAATTTGTAACTATATTATTGATCAAGTTGAATTATAAAGGATATAATTGCTGATTTCTATTTCATAATATAGAGACTCTGTGATGTTTATCTAAGAAGGAGACGGTATTGCACACCACACACAATACCGTCTCCTATTTTACCCTACCAATTAGTAATTTTCGCCAAGGGAATAAACTGTGGTAGTTGTACCATCGCGAAGAGTACGGCGGCTAGAATTGATTTTGATGCCATGCTCTGTGCGCAGTTTATTCACTACACGCTTCGGATCCTTGACTGCTACCGACTTTGCATCGGTTGCAGCCAGCTCATTTCCCGCAGCAAGGAATGCATACACAGATTCCTTTTGGGTGTACTTCGAGAGTAGAGCGGTCAACTTCTTAGTTTGTGGCTTTGTCATATCGTTTTTTATTTTTGTTGTTTTTGTTTTATGTGAGATAGTATTATAAACTATTCTTTATGATTTGCAAATAAAATTTTGATTAAACCAGAACTTCATCCAAAGTATCAGTTTCTGCAACTAGTTCCATACTTTCTGAATTATCAGCTTTGATTAGATTTGCATCAATTTTCTGATAAAGATCCAAAAAGGCTTCACGGACTTCGACTTCAAATCGAGCAATACACATTGAGATTGCGATAAGACGATCTTGGAAAACCGAATATGTTTTTGCAATATGGCAAAGCCGACGAGTGCTAATCAGTTCGTCAACACCTTCATCTGCATAAGTTTTGCGAATAACTGAAGACCATGAGACCAGCTTATCAGTAAATTCTTCATCATTACAACCATAAGCTTTCATGTGTTTTGCGAGAATATTACGCTCGATCTTAAACCCAGGATATGGTTGATCGATTGTGGCGACAAAGCGTTCAAGGAAAGCTTCATCAATAATAGTCGCTGCGGTATAATGATTATCATCACCATACCCACGACCCTTTGTATTTGCCGTTGCAATAACATTGAATCCTTGGGCTGGATGAATAATTTCTCCAGTTTGAGGAATCATAATAGGTTTGCCTTCAAGTGCCCCATTTAGTGCGAAGTATGCCTTATTATTTCCACGGTCAATTTCGTCGATTAGAAGAATTGCTCCAGCTTCCATAGCTTTTACCAAAGGTCCTTTATGGAAAAATGTCTCTCCATTAATAAGTCGAAATCCTCCTAAAATTTGGTCATTATCAGTTTCAGGTGTAATTTGAAGTCGAATATATTCACGACCAAGCTTTGCACAACATTGTTCCACAGAAATAGTTTTGCCTCCCCCGCTTAAACCAAAAATATACACAGGAAAGAACATACGAGATTCAATGATTTTCTTGATATTCTTATATTCTCCCCATGCAACAAATGTTGGATCGATTGCAGGTACAAAAACGCCATTATTTGAAATAGACACTATTTTTTGAGCTTGATCTGAAACCAATCCAGCACTTAATTCAAGAACTTTGGAGGTTTGTACTAGTTTGGTCACCGTTTGAAGTTTTGAAACTCGCTCCTTACGTTTACGATTTCCAATATTTGGAATATTGGAATCATCCAGAAGAGGCGTGATATCAAATCGGCCACGCCCAACCTTGAATTTATCAGGCATGAAAATTTCCTTGATTTGGGCAAATGTCAAATCATGTTGACGAGCAACTCGATTAATATCGTTATAAGAGATAAAACGAGTGACCCCATTAGAGAATAATTCATTCAGTACATTTTTAACTTTATCGGTCATGGTGTGGTGTGTCTTTTATTGGTGACGACTTATTGTAGCACAATTTTCAGGGATTGTAAACAAAAAAGTTCATATTTTCTCAATTTTCAAGCAATAATTTCAATGAATTTGTCAAGAAAGACTCGAGAAATTCGTCTTTCCTTGTTGAATTTGGAGAATTCCTTTGCCAATTTATTTTGAGAAGAAGTATCTCCGAAGTTTCCGTCATCGGAAGAAAGCTCTGATGTAAACTCTTCTTTATCTGAAATATTCAAAGAATTTCCTTTATCAAAAACGAAGTATGCATCATACCGATAACCATTTTCAATAATCATACATCGCTCTTTTTTAGCGGATACATTATTCTTTTTAAAAATTTCCACACATTCATAATAAGGAGTAATAACTCCTTTTGAGGAAGAATTTCGAATAGCGTTAATTGCAGTTTCTTTGTAAGATCTATCATTATTGGCAATGAAGAACCCAGTCACAGTGGTGTTACAAGTAACTTTAAGATTTTCAATCAATTGAGCATAAAGATTATAAAGTACATTTTCACAGGCATATTCTGGATAAATCCTAATTTCTTTGCCGCCATTGATTTTCAATTTGGTGGGAGCAGCCCGAGATTCTTTTTTCAAAGGTATAATATGCTCATTATTATCCTTGGTGATAAGCATTGAATGAGCAGCCCCATCAGAAAGAATCAAAGTATTCATCTTTTGAATATTATGTTTTGCTCTAAATCTTTTTACTAATTCATGAGCAATAATAATAGTTTCATAGAGAGGTGTCATTCCGAGAATTTCGTATTTACCGCCAAGTGGCATTGTAATAAGATTAACTTCTTTCTTATGCAACCCTGAACCAAAAGCACACGATTGAGCTTTGAGTTCTTTTAAAGCCAAATCATAATCAGCTTTTTTCATGGAAGAATTGAGCAGCTCGAATAATTTAACATGATTGAATGAAATATTATATCCCGGGATTGTTTCCTCTTTATTATAGTCTGTGGCGTAAATATTTCCTCCAGTAAATCCATAAATTTCGAACGGAATTCCAACGGCTTTACAAAAGAGAACTAGTTGTAATGTCTGATCAATAACACTGGTTATTGTACATCTCATTGATGCGGAGTAATCAATAAAGAACATCATGCCGTGATTCTTAGCATCAGCCAAATTCGTGATACTCTTAAAAAGCCGATCCGTAAATTTATAGGAGTAAAGTCGCTTTGCATCAAGTACACCACAATTTGATTGTTGTGCTCGGCTATATTGAAAAACCGCCTTCTTACGTTCAAATTCCTTGACCAGAACTTCCAGATGTTTTTTAGATGATTCCTTGAATTTCTTCCAATCTTTCTTCACCATATCGGAATTCATAATTCTTTCATAATTATACATATCAGCTCTCCGACTAGCCATAATTTCTTTGATAGGAACAATTGTTGACATCATATCTTTCAAGTTGGGTTGATTTCCGACATGATAATCTGTAATAATCTCCTTGAGAGAATCTAGATTTTGAGAAAGCGCATCGAGTGTATCCGCTTGAAATTGATCTTGCCCAGAATAATCTGGTTCCCAATCAGAGCCTGTCACATTTCCAGCAGCAAGTGAAGAATCTGGTTCCCAATCAGAGCCTGTCACATTTCCAGCAGCAAGTGAAGAATCATTAGACTTCTCAGAATCTTCATCTTCTTCAAGATTCTCTATACCGTTATTTGTAGGATCTTGTTCATCTTCCGATTTAGGGTTTTTTTCGACTTTATTTTTCGCGGACTTCTCAGAATCTTCATCTTCTTCAAGATTCTCTATACCGTTATTTGTAGGATCTTGTTCATCTTCCGATTTAGGGTTTTTTTCGACTTTATTTTTCGGCTGCTTTTCTTTCGCGGGCTTCTCAAGTTCAGTCTTGATCATTTCGTAAATATCTTTACAAATCTCAATGACTTCATCGAAGGTTTCAGCAGCGTAACACCGATCATAAATTTTCTTTTCTTTTATAGAAAGAGGAACCTCAATTTGGTTACCAATCTTCCCGTGAATATTAAGCCGATCAGCGAAATTAAGTTTTCTTAGATCAGCGCCTTTAATTTTAAAGAAATCTTTTTCAATAAATTGCCGATAACCATCTTTGAAAGAATGCACAAGACCAGGATAATTCCGTTGAATCATGCGCTCAATCCGAATATCTTCTACAATATTCATAATTCCGAATGGAATTTTCGAACAGGTAGTTTTAAACTTTTCAATATCTTCAAACGAAGTATAAAGAGCATGCCCAACCTCGTGACCAACTAACAAATCCGATACCGACTTAGAGTCAGTATTCCAAGTGGGAAGTCCTAAAAGACGCTTCTTAGGATCAAAGAATGCTGTGGAATAATTACCAACAGAAACAGTAATATTCTCCTTAGCCAGAAGTTTGGCCAGAAGTTTTTGGGATTCAGGATTAATCCTTGCTCTGGTAGTTTTGGTTTGTGGTGGTGTAATTTGCATGCAAGGGCAATTTATCACAAAATCTAGAGCTTGTAAACATAAAAATGATTAAATTTTGAAGTTTTTTAAGCCGTTCATTTGCAACGACTTATGGAGACGAAAAATAAGCAGCTTTAAACGACGTTTTTAATAGGGAAACCCACACGAATCCGAAAAAACTACAAATTCTCATTCATAACTCATTGATTTGCAATGGATTATGACGCAGAAACCTTGACCTTTTAAGAAGATCTGATCTTTTTCAAACTGCGTCAATTTCCTTCAAGAGTTTCATACACTGAGAAATTTCCAGGCTTGGTCACATTGATTCTCCGATTAAACCTAGAATCAGAAACTTCTGTTTTATGACTAATAATGAATACTCTTACGGCAGGATCTAAAGAATTTAGAATAGACATAAGATTTTCAATTCCAGTTTCATCTAAAGATCCATCAAAAACTTCATCGAGTATTAACAAATTTGTATCGCTACTATTTTTCATCTTCGCAATAGCTCGCCATGAAAATAATAAGGCTAGATTAATTCTACTGCGTTCGCCTTCTGAAAAGCTTCCATAACTAAATTCATCTCGATGCCTTGAACGAATAGTTTCTGAAAAGTTTTCATCTAATTCAAAGCTGATAAAGAAATCAAGAATTTGCAGATATTGATTAATCAACTTATTCATGACAGGAAGATATTGACGAATAACCTTTGTTTTAATACCTGTATCCTTTAATAATTCTGCTATAACTTCATTATAGGTTTTGGTTTCTTGTTGTACTAATTTAAGATCTACGAGAGTATCACGTGCATCTCTAAAGTTTGATAAATCAGTTATCACAGCACTAATATCAATCTGATCTATCGTAGAATCCTTGATTTTATTCAGATCTACAATTCTCTTTTCAAAATTAGATATGAGACTTTGATTAGATCTAATTATATTCTGAGATTTTAAAAGTTCACTTAATTGATTTTCAGCATCGGTTAAAGATTGTATAGATTCTTTTAAAGATATCGAAAGTTGTTCATAACCTTCTTCCAACTCTTTCTTCTTATTTGTACATTCTCCAATCTTTAAATTGCGTAGATTATCATTAATCACTTGCGAACAAGTTGGGCATTTTTTATTCAATTCATAAAAATGATAATCATCATCTATTCGTTTGATATTATCGTTAATCTGTAATTCATATGATTGCAATTTTATCTTATTCTTATTTGTCTTATCAAACTTAGATTTGATCTTGCCGTAATTCTTATCATAATTATCAAGAAGAGAATCATTGTTTGCTATTAAAGCTTCAATTTGTTTTTTTAAATCTAGAATCTCCACATCATATTTGATAGATGCTGAACTTGCAATACTTTTCAGATTGTCAATATGAGTATTTTGTAAAGTAATCTTATCCTTTATACTACTCAATTGATATTCTGTATCTTTAATATTATCTTTGAGTTTTGAATGTTGCTCCTTGAGAATAACATTCATCTTTGAAAAAATACCGATATCCAATAAATCTTCAATAACTTCTCTTCTATTACCAGCACTCAATTGCATGAATGGTATAAAGTTACCAGATCCTAAAACAACTATCTGATGAAATGTTTTGTGATTAAGTTTGAGAATATTAGTTTCAAGCAGCTTTTGATAATCTCGAACATGGGATTCCTGATTGATCATTACTCCGTTACACCATATCTCAAAAATATTTGGTTTGATTCCTCGTACAATTTTATAATCAGAAACTCCATTGGAAAACTCAAGAGTTACTAATAGATTTTTACAATTAACACTATTGACTAATTGAGATTTATTAATACTTCTATGAGGTTTTCCGAAGGCTGCAAATGATAAACCGTCAATCAATGGACCACTTTTTCCATTACCATTTTTTCCAACTATCAAAGTAGTTCTTACTTCATCTAAATGAAATACAGTAGGAGTATTTCCAATACTTAGAAAATTCTGTACAGTTAATGTCTTAAAAATAATCATAAGGTGTCTAAATTCTGAGCTTCTGTATATAACTCCTGCAATCGGATTTTAATTCGATCTTTATCCAAATCAGTTTCAACTGATTCAACATAGGAATTTAATAATGATGGTGTATCCGACAAAGCAATAATATCATCTTCTACATTTTCCGAATTATACTCTTGCAGATTTTCTACTATTTTATATTCAAAAGGATTGGTCGCGATAACCTTATCAAGAAATTTCTCAAATATGATTGGATCTTTCTTGGCAGCCACTATTATCTTAACAAATCCATTTTTAATGTGAGAAAGATTTACTCGTAAAATATCTTCTTCGGATAAAATACTATCATCGTATATTAATCTATGATAGATACAATTCTTATTACGAATCGATTTTAACTTGCGTGTTTCAGTATCAAGAATATGAAAAAACTTTGGATCATTACAATCCGACCAGGTTTGTTCAAAAGCCACACCAAGATAATGAATATTTCCTTTCGAGGACTTTGTGTGATAATGGCCAGATAAAACCATTTCAAATCGTGAAAATATACTCGCATCCATGCCATGAGATGCGGCACCACAACCTTTCATCATTTCAAATCCTGATAATTCAAGATGAGCTCCAATAATAGGAGCTGCGCATGTTTGAATGAAATTTAAAGTATCGTTATAATTCTCTTCATTGATCCATGGAATTAATCCAAGTTTTAATCCGTCATAATCAAGTACAGTTGGTTCCATGTAAATATTAACATTGTTTGGACAATACTTGAGAATCTCTGTGAGAGAACAGAGTGAATTTGTTGTTCTATAAAAACAGTCATGATTACCTGGAATGATATCCATGATCATTCCATATTCAACCAACTTCTCCAGAAACATTGTTCTGTTGCGATTCAGAGCTTTATAGTTTACGTATCGTCTATGATCAAAGTAATCACCAAGATGAAGAATCCTTTTAATTCCCTCCTTTAACAAATAAGGAAAGAATACCTCGGAATAGAATTGTTCTGCATAATTAAGAAAAATATCAGATCCATTCTTAATTCCCAGATGTGTATCTGTGCAAATTGCTAATTTCATACACCTTCTTCAATATCTACCATATCATAATCAAATAATGCAGCAAGAGGATGAACTTCCTTCTTTGCTGATCGTCTTGTTGACATTCGTTTTGGTTTGGAAATCTCAAAAATAGGAGCTAGTTCATTTTCTATTTTATAAAAAGTATCGTTTTTTTGTCTAATTCTTTCTACCATACTTTCTCCCACCATGGAATGCATATCAGAATTTTCATCAAAATCTGCAAATGAATCAATACCTCCATGTTCAGTAAATTCTTGCTTAATTTTTGTCTGCTTCTTTTCTTTTTCAATTCGACGCAAGAATGCAAAAAATGTCATTTGTGTAAAATATGAAAATGGATTAGGCTTTCCGGTTCTTGTAGGTGTTGACTTGTCATAATTGAGAATAGCTTTTAAACAATTCTCAACTCCATCCATAACCATATCTTCCCTATAGGTATAGGAAGTAAATGAAGGGGAACGGGATAAACCATTACAAATTTTAAGAAAACATTCCGCAATATAATTTGGTACCATGGGAGGTTCTAAACCTTCTGCAATAGCATTCTTAGCTATTGAAACATAATCACTTACGGCTATTGAAAATTGTTCATTATCCACGTAATCGGCATCGTTTTTCTTTCTAGTCTTCCTGGTCTTTTGTTTAGATTCTATTGATATTTCCATAATTTCATTATACTATAAGATATGAAGAAAGTAAATCATTTTTTGTTATATCTAATCAAATTTATTTTTAGATTTGATCATTTTTTGCTTTACATCAATTTGAAAAACCGTTATAATTATTATAGAAAATATTAAAAATTCAATAAAAATTCTATGTGAATCATGTTGAAACCAATAAAACAAAATCAATAAAAACTTAATAAAATAACCTGAAAATATCCCGAAGGGATAGCAGCAGGCTAATTTAAGTAACATGATATCTTATAAAACATTAATTATCCCTTCGGGATCATCCTACGGATGAAGTTCAAGTAATAATTACATTACTTCTTCCAATTATCTATAACTGATTTAAAATAGTCATCAGATTCCTCCAAAGAATCATTGGATTGTTTATTATCTAGTTCTAATCCTTCAATCATTAATTCCAATTGATTATAAATTAGTTGATCACAATAGACCTTCTTGAGTCTTATATCAGCTATAGTTTCAGATTCAATCGCAGTTGAACTTAATTTAATACATGAACTATTTTCTATTACTGGAGGAACCAAGGTAATTATACTTTTCTTACTCTCTTGATCATAAGATTTAATAAATTGTAAAGGTGAATGTAAAATAATCCTTTTATTTTCGTCAAACTCTACTTCTCCTATTAATTGTCTGCCAGATATAGTTGTAAACACTCTAACATCAAGTTTATTAACATATTCTAAAAGTTCTTTACTCATTATGGTAGATCTATTTCAAAAATTTTATAATCAAATTGTTCTCTATTGTATATATCAATTCTTTCTTTGGCATGTTTCATAGTGAAGTTTTTCTTTGATTTCCATGAGAAGTTATCGGATATATCATAAAGAGTTGTTGATTTACCGTTATCGGATTTTCTAAGACCTCTTCCAATTGATTGAAGAACCCTTACTTGAGATTTAGTAGGAGCTGCAAAAATAATAGTATGAATATTTTTTAAATTCGTTCCCGTTGCAAAAACCACAGATGCCAATATGATACAATTACTTTCTTTATCAGCAATAGCTCTAATTTCTTCTCTTGTCTTTGCATTGACTTCTCCGGATACATAAAAGATTTTTCTATCGGGATAATTTATTGAAGCTATATCACATACCTTTTTATATAGAGGTTTCCCGTGATCTTCAATCCGATTGAATAAAACTAATGTATTACCCTTTTGATCTATGGCTAACTTAGTGATAAAATCATTTCTTCCAACATGACTTATAATAGCATTGATTTCATCTTGATATTCCATTTTTGATACAATCTTTTTAAGTTCATTATTATGATTGAGAACAAGACATCTAATTTTCAATTGAGCAATTGTATCAGAATCCATTAACTCTTTTGTTGTAATAACTCTATTGACTGGACCAAAGTTACCAACAAGAACTAGTTCATTACATTTAGCTCCATCAAGAGTACCTGTTGTGCCAATTCTATATTGAGCGTTGGTTAGATTATTCATGATAGTATTAAGACTTTTTGCGACTGCGAGATGTACCTCATCACAAATTGCCATACCAAATTTCAAGAATTGATTTCGGGGTTGTGTATGGATGGATTGCCACGTTGAAATTAAAATTCTTTGTGAAACATCTAATTTCTCTTGACCTGAATAAATCAAATGAATTTCAGATTCAACATCAAAATTGTCATCACTTGAACTATAATCTTCAAAGTCTAACTTCATTTGATGACAAAGTGAAACTGATGGCACAATAATTAGTATTTTTTCATTACAATTATCTAGATACCATCGAATCAAAGTATAGATAATTAGACTTTTACCAGAATTATGATGAAGTATTCCATTTTGATAATAGCATTCTTTATCATAATCTAAACTAAAATCATACCAATCTTGAGGAGGTACTGGAATAATTTTAGATATTCTTGAATTTTTATGATCTAAAATATCGTGTACTTTTAAAGATTCTAGTGTAACAAATTTACCTTCTTTTTGAACCTGATGATAATCTGATCCTATAGTTTCAGTACCATCGCTAAACTCAATCTTTCTTCCCGGACCATATTTTTTGTATGCTCCTATAACAGATTTCCATCCATCTGGAGTCGGAAATTTTATAATAATTCCATTGTTATATTCATTATACAATTCCTTAAACTTATAATAATAAGGAGATTTATTGATTTCTGCAATGATTTCTGTATTACCATCAAGACAAGCCGTAGGACTTAAAGTTAAACTTCGACCTTCTTGAATCGCATGAATGAATGCATCTAATTGGTAATCACGCATTTCCACAGGTTCTCCTCGGACTGTAAGTTTTAAAGACTTAATGTAATCTATAAGAGATTGTCTAGTTATGACAGGTTTATTACTAACTTCTTTATCAATATCAAATGTATAATTTCTAACTTCACAAAACTTAATAAGTTCGAAAAGTAGTCCATACGGAAGTAATCTTGTTTGAGCTGAAAAGATAGAAATTTTTCCTGACCATAATTTAGCTTTAAACTTTGGATGAAATCTAGCTCCCGGTACTTCAAATGTAAAGTATTCATTAATTTCCTGAATAATGCTAGAATCATCTGAGTTAATTCTCAAATGAACTTCATTAACTTTTGTAATTTGAATATCTTTCATATATTAACATCCAGCCATAAATTTCTGTGCATCAAGAATAGTTTTAATTGTGGAATGTCTCCATTTAATAGTATCCATAATTTCTTTAAGAGCTTCCACAACAGTAGTTTGATAATCCATTTGAATTTTCAATTTTGAAATATCTGGATCAGTAGAATAAAACATATCCATATCAGATTTCAAGGGTTTTACAAGTCCGTTAAATGGATCATATGGCCAACCAAACTTATCCATTTCCTCTTTAGATAGTTTACCATTATAATATAACCATTTATCTTTTTTAAGAACTGCCATAGTCCAATCTAACTTTTTTAATTGAAGCTTTGCTACTGAATATAGTTCAAGATACTTTGCATGAAGCAAAGCCGATTTAATTGCAGTAGTATCAAGATTCTTAGGATCTATCTTGGAGTCATCTGCCCAAATTGTGATAATTTCATTCAATGTCATATATTATATATGGATCATAAGATTATTGTTTTGTCAACCATGCTTTATAGTCTAATTTGACTAGATTATTAAAACAATAAAAATATCCACCAACTTTTTGCGGAGCTCCTTCTAAAGATGTAAGGTTATTATCATCACAATAAAAATCTCTACCAACTTTTTGCGGAGATCCTTCTAAAGATGTAAGGTTATTATTATCACAATTAAAATTTCCACCAACTTCTTTAGGAGCTCCTTCTAAAGATGTAAGTTTATTACTAGAACAATAAAAATTTCCACCAACTTTTTGCGGAGCTCCTTCTAAAGATGTAAGGTTATTATCATCACAATAAAAATATCCACCAACTTCTTTAGGAGCTCCTTCTAAAGATGTAAGGTTATTATCATCACAATTAAAATTTCCACCAACTTCTTTAGGAGCTCCTTCTAAAGATGTAAGGTTATTATCATCACAATTAAAATTTCCACCAACTTTTTGCGGAGCTCCTTCTAAAGATGTAAGTTTATTACTAGAACAATTAAAATTTCCACCAACTTCTTTAGGAGCTCCTTCTAAAGATGTAAGTTTATTACTAGAACAATTAAAATATCCACTAACTACAATATCAGATAGATTTGGTAATATATATTTAGATTTAATTCTTATATCTCCTTTATATATCCCATTAACTAGTTCGTTTCTTATTTTAAGTTCTTCTAG